TATTTTTATACAAGTCACCCAATGTAAATTTAATAAAAGGAGCTGTTATAGCGGTTGAACCTCCATCATAACCTTGTGGATATACCAATCCAGTTAAAAAATTCAATTTATCCCAACCAGCCTTATGTTCATTTGCATTTAATGCAAACACCTTAAAATTAAAAGTTATACTACGTTCCACACCACCATATGTATAATATTGAAATGGTGCTCCCATAAATTTAGCAGAATCCCAAGATGGTGATAATGTTTCACTTAACCCGCTTATAGTTGCTCTAAATTGTACTGTTTTATCTTTTGCAATTGAATAAAATTTCAATGGTGCAAAATCTAATGCATCGTTTTCATCAGTACCTTCTCCACTTTGTATTGATGTTATGTTTATACTATCACTTTTAGGTTCTATCCCACGTTTAGAATCCAAGCGTTTTGGATATCTATCTAAATCTGGTGTGATTCTATTCCTATCAATTGTTAGTTCTATTTTTTCAGTAGATGTACCATCTTCTTTTGTGAAATTAGCATCTAACCATGTAATTGGAACAGTATCAGCTAATGTACCATCACCATTAACCGCATCTTTTATATCATTTTGAGGTTCATCTGCTTCATTAGCAGTTGTAGAAAATTTCTCAGTTGATGGTTGTGTTTTTGGTAATTTCTCTGTATCAAACGTACCTTCACCTTCAGAAGTTGTCTCTGATGGTGTTTTAAAAGTTAATGCTTCCGGTTTGGTATCAGTTGATACTTCCTCAGTAGTGGGATTTGGCTTTGTAGCTAAATTTGAGTTTTTATCACTATGTAATGATGTATTTGGTGAGTATGGTATTGAATCTGGATTAGCTATTTGAACACTATCAGCTTCACCTTCAATAACTGCTTCAGATTTAGTTGGAAATGTTAACTTATCAGTTTTCTTTATTATTTTTCCCTCACTATCAATTGAATCTTTTACATTATTAGATTTAGCATTTAAAAATAACTTACTATATAATGGAAACACATCCCCTGCCTTTAATCCAGCATATGATGGTAACTTAAATTTACTTGTTACTACATTTGGTGTTTTTCTTGCTAATCCACCTTCATCGGTTGAATCTATAAAGTTTAATTTACCAGGCTCATTATCATCTCTGAAGGTTAGATTAAATGTTTTTTGATACGTCAAACCACCTACATCTCTTATACCAGTTTTAGGGTCGGTTTTAATTGTTACACCAACTTCACTATCTAAACTACCATAGTTTATGCTTATATTTGAACCATCTTCATTAGAACCAGCGTTGTTGAATCCAGTTGTTGAACGTTCTCCAAATAATTTACCTCTAATCTTATCTTTTGCTATGTTGATTGCTCCACCAATTGCTTGCTTTCCAATGGTTTTAAGGTTTCCACTAATACCACTTCTTAATAACTCTGCTAATAACTTATCTGATGGCTCTCCTTTGATATCAGCTAAAAGAATCATTCTATTTTGAGTTTCCCCCTTAGATTTTATTCTCTCATCATTATATATTTTAGTTGGGATTATATTTGATGGGATACCCAACTTATCAGTTATATAGTTTCTAGCATCTTCAATTGCACCACCAATTAACCCACCATCTCCTTCGGTACCACCAGTACCCTTTTTCATTACATCTAATAATGGTGTTGTTTTTAATGTAATTCTTGGTAAATCACTACCATACAATACAGGTATAGAAAATCCTCTAATTATACGAGTACCTACCACTTCTTGTTCTAAAAGTGTTTCACTACCCCTTACACCTAATGTTTTTCTTAATAGATTAGCTGCTGCAAATCCAGTGTTATTTACTAAAGGGTCTGATGTTGAAATTTTAATGTCCTTTGAGTTTTGGATATCATAAGCTTCCTCAGCGGTTTTTCCTCCCTGAGATAGTAGTTGTTGACTTTTAAATAATTCTAATAATGTTGGCATATCTTATTTTATATTGCGTAAGAATTACTTCCCACCTTATCTACCACTTTTGATATAGCAGCCGTTACCTTAGTACCATCCATATAAACTCCAACCTTACCATCAATAAGGTCTGCTCTTAATCCTTTAATCTCAGTTATCAATGCACTATCTCCACCCTCACTATTAGTATCCACATCAGCAGTTTCATCATCCCCACCAAACAATCCACTAATACCCACAGCTATTGCTCCAACTGCGGCTATTGCGAGTAATCCAGGCAAAGCAGTAATACCAGCTACACTAACTAACATCAAAGATGCTGCAAGTGCGGTTAGTGCTAGTGATAATGCCATTATTGGTCCTATAAATGTTACAATATTTCCAATTACAGTACCTACACCAGAAATAGTATCACCTATACCAGATATAGAATCACTTATAGTTTTTAAACCTGCTCCCACTAATGATAATCCTTTACCTAACATAGTAACACCTAAACCAGCCATCATCATTGCTACTCCGAGTCCCATAAGAACAGGTAGTGCTGCTGTTCCGAATAGTGCTAAATAAGCTAACGAACCAGCAAGAGCAATTAATCCTAATGATAATAATCCAATCATTGGTAGTAATGTAACCATACCTAATATAGATGTACCAACTGCTAATAAATTAGGAGTTAATGATGATATCCCAGCTCCTAACATTTCAAAACCAGTTCCAATTGCTTGTAATCCAATTCCTAATACTAACACTGCTGATGCAACAACTAACATTGCCGCTGCTCCAGCTAAAATAGCCACAGCACCTACACCACTCATCATAATAGCACCTAATAGAGCAACTGCTCCAACTAAAGCTAACATTGATACCACAGCCATTCCAACTGCTTCCCAACTAACTTTCATAAATTCTTGTACTGCTTTTCCAAATATGAATACTGCACCAGCTACGATTACCATTGCTGCTGCACCTTGTAATACTTTTTTCATATCAATCTTGGCCATACCATCCATAATACCTTTACCAGGCATTCCACCACCTTTTTTAGGTGATGCATCTCCACCACCACTAAACTTATCCTTTACACCACCAAGAATTTTGTCCTTAATACCACCTACTTTTTTACCAACTTTACTATTGGCAAGTAAACCACCTACTGATTTTAAACCTTTTAATACAGGACCGGCTACCATACCCATTATGTTTTTAAGAACTTGCCCAGTACCTTTAATTACACCACCGATTGAGGTTCCCATTGCTGAGAATCCAGTACCAACCTGTCCTGTCATAGTAATCATACCTCCTAAACCTTGTAGTCCAGTTCCTAAGTATTTATTTAAACCTGTATTTAAGAATTCACCTGCTTTGGAAAATGAAGAACTCATAACCTCACCCATTGTACCAGCTTTTTCTGAATTGGTTGCCATTTTCTGCATTTCAGCAACCGATACACCCAATAAATCAGCCGTAGCTTTCTTTTGGAAGTAATCCATTTTGTTAAATGCATCAATCCCACCAAGTGATTTTAGGGTTTCTTTCATCATACCATCTAAGTCACCTTCCATTGCTAATTGTCTAGCCTTATCAAGATTGATGTTTTTACCTAACATTGCTCCCAATTCTAATTCTTTGGTAATAGATGATTCAAAATCAAGTAACCCATCTGCTATACCACTAATTGTACTCATATTAGTACCTAACTTAGCAGCATAACCAGCAGCTTCTAATATATTTTTACCACCATCTTTTCCAAATAAAGCAAACTCTTCAGTTGAACCAGCTAAATCAGCCATTAATGCTCCAGGAATTATTCCGTTTTGATTAGCAAACTCTTGAGTAGTTTTAATCATATCAGCTGCAACATCGTTCGAACTTCCATTCAATCGTGCAAATGATGCAGTTAATCCAACAGCCTCTTTATTGGTGATACCCATATTTGATGCCATCAATCCAATATTAGTTTGTGTACTAAGTGTTGCTGCATCTACTCCACCAAATTCTGATGCTAATTCTCTTACAGTTCCAGCAGTATCCTCAAATATGAAACCTAATCCAGTTGCTGATAATGTTGATGAATTTAATCCTTGTGTGAAACTTTGCCCTAATTCTCTATTTACTTCACCAAATTTACCAGCGAATTTACCAATACCAATAACCAATGCCCCAATTGCGGCTTGTGGTCTTTTAAGGAATGTGGTTAGAGTTGAACCCAATGCATCTACTTTATTCTTCATTGAATCAAAGACTTGTGCTTGTTGTTCTAATATACTTTTTTGTTCGGTAGATAATGAAGATAACTCTTGTGCATCATTTATTTGATTTTTTACAGAATCAGATATAACTCCTTGTTGAGCCATAAAATCTTTAGTAACTGCCAATCTCTTATCCATAGAATCCAATTCTTCTTGAATCAATTGACCCATTGCATCAAAATCAGATTGTAATTTTGCTTTTTGTTCTACATCCTCTGAAGTTAATTGGGACATTTCCCTTGCAATAGATGCTTGGTCACCATATGCGGTTAGGATGGATGATGCTTGTTGTTGTGCGGTTGCGTTTTGGTTTGATAATTTTGAGTTACTATCAATACGCCCTTGTAATGAATTAGCTATATTTGCAGATATATCAGCTTGTTCTAATTGTTGAGTTTTGATTCTACTATATACACTACCCAATGATTGTGCTCCAGTAACCATCTCATCAACTGAGTTTGCTACATTTTCCTGCGCAACTTCAGATGCTTTTATTATCTTTACAATCTCCTTTAATCTACTTGCCGCAATTTGGTAGGCACCATCAAGTTTAGCGGCTTCCTTACCTTGTTCGGCTTGAATACCCCTTATACGCTCTAATAATTGAGCCTTTTCTTTAAGTAGATTATTACTTTCAGCCATTTAGATTATAAATCTTTAAGAATTTTCTCTAATTCCTGTCTTTCTTTTTTAAGTTTTTCTAACTGCTTTACAACAGGTCTTGGTACATTCTTTGTTTTAGCTTGTTTAATAAACCTATCTACCGTACCTTGCTGCATATCATCTAAGAATCGATTAATGAATCCAGAAATAGAAGCTTCGTTTAATTTCTTTTTATTTGCCATAGTTAGTTATCCTATTATTACTCCTATAAATATATGATATAAAAAAAGTGAGGATTATCGTTTAACCCTCACTTTTGATTTTTGTTCTACTTTTTTATGTTCTGCTGCTTCTTTTTTCTTCAATTCTACTAATTTTTGAAAGTAAAATTTTCTCCATTGTATTGGCATGAAGTAAACATCTTTCCAAGTAAATCCGTTACCAAATTGAATAAGTTGCCAAATTTGGTCATGAAGTATTTGAGTGTAGTTATTCGGAAGGGTAAAAAAATGAAATCCCAAACGGGATGTCAAGTGCCTCCTGCTCACCGGTCACCTCAGAGGTGAACTCAAATTTTAAATCCATATCTGGACTTAGTTCCCTAACATATTTTCTAAATGATTTTGTATCTAATGCAAGAAATCCATTCTGAACCCAATTGGTTATGAATCCTCTATCTTGATTACCATCTACCGATTGTATCATATACTTTAACCTAGTTGTTACATCGAATGATTTTTCTCCCTTACCTTTGTATAATCTAGCTAATGCTTGGATTTCTTTTGTAATTTCAGCTTCATCACCATGAGTTAGAAGTTTAAATTCCAATTCTTTTCCACTTTTTGGTAATTTAAATTTGTAAATGTTATCACCACTTAATGATTTTTCATCAAAATCTTTGGTTTTAACCTTTCCTAAATCGATAGTTACATTTTGGGCTTCTAATGTAAATGGGTCAGTTACTTCTACTTGATAATCTGCACCATATCCCATTACTCTTGTTGCTAAAAGAATTGCGTTTTTATCTCCAATAAATATATCATTAATATCAACACCCTTCTCTACTACAACTGATTCGAATAATTTATCTAAAACCACACCCTTCTTTATTAGAGATTGGGAAGCTAAAATATCTTCCTCTCTTGCAGTCATATATTTTATCTCAACATTACCCTTTCGTAGGGGATGTCCTTCTGGGTAGACTAAACCTTTTGAAGGTAAGTCAACAATTTCCGTTGGAAATTCATATTTAGTATCACTCATAATAAACCTTTATTTGTTCGTATATAAATATATAAAACTTAAAAAAGAGTAAAAAAAAAGGTTCTCACTAAGAGAACCTTTTCTATTATTAAAATATTTATAGTATTTTTAGAATTCTAATATAGCGTAATCGTAAGATAACGTTAATTCGATATCAGCGGCATCATTAGAGGAGAAATCTAAATCATTGAAGTTAGCTGCTGCAATAAATGCACCTTTTAACTTCCACTGCTCTATCTTATCACCAACGGGCCCTAACATATAAAAATCAATATCTTTTTTGTAGAAATCAGCGTAACCCTTTCTACCAGTTAAAGATTCATATCCTAAACGTACCCATTCCATTACCTGTTGTGCACCTGATGGTACAATTGGGTCATACAATGTTATAGTTATATCCTGCCACTCACCTTTACCTTGTAATTTTCGGTATGTGTTGATGTGGTCTAATTTCACAGTTTCGAAGTTGATTGAAGGTCTAGCTGCTGTTTTTATAAGGTATGATTGAATTCCTTCAATCTCCATTATAAAGCGATTCTTCATCTTCGGTTCGAAGTTGGTGAACATCATTTCGTTAAATTCTAATACTTCTGCCATTTTTTTATTTTTCTCCTGTTATACTAATAAATATTAGTTATTATTATTTTTAGTTTATGCTGAAAAAGCTGCTCCAGTTGGTAAGATGTTGAAATCAATTACAATGAATTCAGCGGTCTTAGCCGGTTGTAAGAATATTTGTCCAGCAAGTATGTTTCTATCAACAACATCAGGTCCGTTGTTAGATTCATCCATTACTACTTTAAATGCGTACAATCCTTGTCTTTGTTGAATTCCTTCTAAGTAAGGTTGTACAGTGTTTATAAATCTACCTCTTGTCTGAGCGGTGTTTTGTTCGAATACTAAGAATCGAGATGTAGATGCCACAAACTTCTTAACAGTGATTAGTAATCTTCTTACGTTGATTCTATCCAATGCTGATGCTTTATCTTGCAACGTTTTCTGTCCAAATGCTACAATACCTTGCCCAGGGAAAGAAGCGATTGGATTTACTTTGTTTTCATATAAAGTATCTCTTTCAGAATGTGTTAATCTATTCAATACACTAACTGCTCCTACAATACCACCTCTATTCAAACCAGCAGGTGCGAACCATTCAGCTCCGATGTTATCGTTTGCTGCAAATACAGCTGGCATCAATACTGATGGTGGAACTGAGATTAGTTTGTTAGTATTAGTATCAACTGTCTTAACCCAAGGGTAGTAAGAAGCTGCGTAGTTTGTATCTACTGAATTTGATTCTTGTGTTGCTTGAGCGATTGAATCATTTACACCATTGAAATCAGCAATGTAAAATGCATCAGAACGAGCTTCAACAACATCAATAGCTTTTGTAGTTACTGTTGGGTGTAGGTTTCTAATAATACCAGGAGTTACTAACATATTGATATCATACTCATCTACATTTGAGATTGCGTTTAATGCTTTAACATATGCTATCGTACCACCTTTTATTGCGCTTGAACAATCAAAACCTTGTGTGTTTGAACCATTTATATCAGCTCCTAAGTTTTTAGATACAGATGGTGATTGTCCATCGAATCCATATTGGAATGCTATTGTAAATTGTCTCTTAACCATATCAGATGATTCAGAACCACTCATTACATATGATAATTGAGAATCGAATCCAAAATCAACATTTGAACCAACAACTGCGTTATCAGGAATTGCGTTCATATAATGAGCGTTATCTCCTTTTACACCAGCAGTTTCAAAATCTAAACCAGCATATTTTGCTGATGAACCAGCAGTATTAACTGATGAGTTTGTTTGATAAACTGCAGCAGGAACAATAGTTCCATCAGTAGCGTTGATTGGGTTAGTATATGCTCCATGTCCAAAAGGTGCAGCTGAAACAGGGTATGAACCATCTGCTTTAACTTCTACTCTTATGTATTTAGAGTTATTTACCCAGTCACCATTATCAGTAACTTTACCATTAGCATCAATTGTTCTATACATATCACCAATTCTTCTTGCGATGAAATTAGGTGATGATGGGTCTAAGTTTACGTTATTAAATGATTCTAAAACAACTTTTCTCTTATCAGTATCAG